AAAAGTATCCCCCCTCTTACAGGTTATGTCTAAAACTTGTGATGTATCTAAATTAATCGTTGCCATTTTCTTTTTTTATGAGGGGAATACTAAATCTATTGCTTGTTGGTCTTTTTTCTTTTCTTTCATAACAGGAGCTTCAGTTTGCCTTTGCTCTAAAAGCTCACCTTGTTTTTCAGCTTGTTGCTCTATTCTTCTATCCTTACCCTCTTCTTTTAAAACCTCTAGCTTCTCTCTAAAGTTTTGATCATCTTCTTTAAATCCAAGACTAGCTTGAGCTTTTATTGTCTCTATCTCTTTGTTAAACTCATGCTTCATCTGAGCTAACTGCATTTCTAGTTGAGCTTTTAACTGCATTTTCTGTGCATCTACTTGAGCCTCCATTTGAACTTCTTGCATCCTCTGTTCAGCAGCCTGCTGAGAAGCTTGTGCAGCTTGTTGTGCCTGCATTTGTGAATTCTGCATAGCAGATTGTTGAGCAGCTTGCATTCTCTTTTTTCTACGAACAATAAGCAGTCTTTCTGCTTGATTTACATCTTTTAAGTTTCTTATAGCAATAGCGTCTTCTAAGTCTATTTCTTTTTGCTGTAACGATATTTGAATATTTTGTTCTAGGTAAGCTTTATCCTTATCCTCCATATCTTTAGAAACAATAACACCAAAGTTGTACATAGGTAAGTCTTTAAAAGACTGCAATGCTTTCATATTTGTACTACCTATAGCATTCATATATGCTGTATGTAAAATAGATTCTTCTGGTATAATCTGCAGGCACTTAACAACATCTTGACATACTTTCTTATAAAGTATCATAGAAGCATTTGTAATGTCATATATAGCATTATTACCTGCAGCTATAGCTTGTTGCTGAACTCCAACTAGAGCATCTCCTTTTGGAGTTGAAGCATCCATAGCTTCATTTATGCCCGTAACGTCACGTATCATTCTTAGATAGTGATTGTACAGTCCTATTAACTCATTGATATTACGGATATTATTTCCTATTTCTCTAACAGGAGGATTTTGAAAACCTCCCTCTGGGTTCTTGCTCCTGTAGTAGAAAACACCTGTTTGCTCGTAAATATCATGAAGGTCTAACGGTTGTAACTCTCCACCCTTACCAAGCTGTACATTCTCTAACCCTTCGATATCTATAATTAAACCGTCTGGTTTTGCTTTTGCTATAGCTTGCTGTAACTTAAGATGAGTCAACTGTAGCATGTCCGCAAATCCTATGCAGCTATCCACCATAGACTTAGGGACCATGTTCATTATGTTTGTCGATACAGCAGAATAAGACATCTGTGCTTTTGACAAATCGTGCATATTCTTAGGTACATTCGTTGCTTTGCCGTACCCATAAACAAGGTTAGCCCCCATGACATAACTACCTTTATATACACAGTTTATCTCCATGCACATAGCTTTACGTTCAAAAACGCTAGACTTTGGTTGTTTGTAATCCATACCCTTGAAGTAGAAACCAGTATTTCCAAACTGATTTTCTTTTTCTTCAAAGTGCATAGTGTCAACAGAAATAAACTCAAAGTCTAAAACATCAACCATATACTCGTCATACCCGTATGTTGTTTTATTAAGGCCTTGATCATAAGTTCTTTGGTTAAATAAAGAAGAATCATTACCACTTCTGCCTTGAACGCTTTTAGCAATCTTCTTAAAATCTTCTTCTTCTAACTCACCTACAGACAAACGTTTTAACTCCTGGATGGTTATGGTTTTTATATGACCTGCATATATTAAGTCATTTAATCCTGGGTCTTCACTATAGCTGTGGATAAATCTACCTGGGTCTACATAACTTAGTTTAATACCCTCGTTAGGGTCGTTAGAACGTTTTACAACGCAAGTACCTAACACAGCTAAATCTTTTACAGCTCTTCTGAATACATTATCACTAAACTGATTCCAACCAAGCGTAGCTTCTGTTCCTAGTTGAGCCGCTATTTCTGCATCTGTTTTAATGTTTGTCTCCAGCATGATTTCAGCCTCCTCTGGAGTATCTGGAATAGACTCTGGCTCCATATCTAAAACAACCCCTGTCTTTTCTTTTAAATCCAAAAGCTCTTTCTTAGCATCAACTTGAAGTCTAATTTTCTTCTTTTTTTCATTCTTTTCAGATGAAGATAGAGGGTCTATAGCTTCTAGGTTTGGGTATAGATTTCTAGATAGTATTTTATTTACTACAATCTTCACAAACTTCGGTAGAATAGGAACAGGAGTAAAATCCATATTCAATAAACTACCATCACCATTGTTAGGGTCAAAAGAGTTTAATAACTGCTTATAGATATTGGTATTCTGCGTTCCATTAGCATACTCTCTATTTTTTTCGAATATTTTGTTTCTCTTACCTTGAAGAGAATATGACTCCTGAACTTTACCCCACTGCTTTTCTATAGCTTTAGCATACTTCAACCCATATGCTTTTGTACTTTTAGTTTGCTCGTCTGCAAGAGGGTCTGGGAACCCTCCCTTTTTTCCATTTACGCTGTCATTGTACATCATTGGGGTGTAATATTCTATTATGCAAATATATAAATTATCCTACTACCTTATATCGCCTAAAAAATTTCTTAGCTGCAAAGTCAGTTTTTACTATTTCTTGAGGTTTTTGAGCGGCTAAAAGAGCCAACCCAGAACTTATAGTAAGGTCAAATTTTGTTCTCTTATCTATTTTAAATCCTATCCAATCCTCTAGTGTATTATTAAAGTACATCTTACCCATCTCTCCTGAGTCGTAGTTAACGCCAACATGATCATGAATGAACGCTTCTATAGCTTGGGCATGTGCGTGTATAACGTCTTGAGAGTTTGAGGGTATTCCTTTTGTTTTTACAGCAACTCTTGCAGAGCTAGAGTTTAAATGTTTCGGTCTATCTAAAAGATAACCATCGTAACCACGAGTTTCAAAATATCTAGCTATACCGTATTTATTGTTCTCTATTAATATAGGGTATCCGTAGAAGAAAGCAGCCATTAGGACATCCTCATAAAATATCTTAGCTAAGTCAGGCCTAGAAGCATACTCTACAACAAACATACTAGAAGGCCTATCTAAAGAAAACTTATTGAACAAATGTAAAGCACCTTTTGACCCTCTACCATCTACAGTAGCGTCAAGGTCATAACTATCGACACCACCACAACCGAAGTTGGGGAATGGTGCAACTCTTTTACCCCTATCCACTTTAACAATATTTCTAGTTTCTGTTGGGGGCATCCACGCTACCTTAAATCTACCATTTACGTCTGGACTAAATATTACTTCTTTATCCTTCTCCTTCCATATAAAATTACCCTTTACGACAGGGTTTGGGAATAGCTCATCATTATACTCTACTTGCTGATATATCTTACCTATGTTGAATATGCTACCATCAATACTATCTCTAAAGGCTTCATCTGTAGTAAAAGGGAACTGTCTAGTTACCTCATTTAATTCTGACGGGTCGTTTTTAAATGAATTCCTTTCGTTTTTTAAATACGTCTTTGCACCTATAGTAATAACTTCATCATCAATACCTACTATATCTTGCTCAGGGTCTTCTATTACAGGCTGACCATGCCTATCAAAAAAACCCTCTAACGAATCGTATGCAGGTATAAAGAGTCTATACAGCCCTGATCTAGTCCTCCCATTCGCATTCCTCTCCGTCGGATTTGAATCCGCCCATAGTTCCTTGTACTCTTTTCCACCTTTGTCCATTGGATTTACTGTGCTTCCCACGAGAGCCTTTCCTACGATTTTTCTTCCGACGATCAAACAAGTCCTCTGAATCCTCCATGCGTCCCTTATGTCTGTTGGTTTTTCCCATTTTCCAGCTTCATCTAGATACAATATGTGTAGCTTCTCACCATCGTATGCGTTGTTAGTTGTATTCTTCCAATTAATAACTGTATTTAGTGCTTCACCAGTTTGAGATGTTTTGTTCTTTTTGGTGATACGTTTTGATGGTTCACGAAAAGCTAACTCCATTCTTGGATTCGTTGTACCATCTTGTATAGGTTTAAAAAAGAAAGGGTAGTTTCTAAACATATACACTACCTTCTTCATAAAAATATTCTCTTGAGCGTCCTTACCAGTCTTAGACTGTATTCCCATAAGCTTGTCTTTAACCTGTGTAGCTTCATCAACAAGAACAGAACTACAGATATTAGTATACCCAGAACGACGACACTTAGTATATAGCTGACCGATACAACGGGTATCGATTTCGCACGCAGCCATATGTAGATAGATTTCACGCTGAAAGTTAAGAAAATATGGGTAACCAATATCTAGCTTGGTCCATTGCAGCATCATATAATGCCGCCCCGTAATATATGTAGGTGTACCGTTATTATAAAACCAAAAGCCCTCACGCCTACGCCTAAACTCTTCTTCGATATATGGGCGAAACCTCTCTCTGAACTCTCTTGGCATTTCCGACCACTCATCCATAGATTTAATACGAGACAGTTCCTTGGGCATAGGTGACCTCTCCCACATCTGCATGTCGTTTGATTTTTTATATCCGCTAATGTCTTCCTCTTTCGGCCTTTGTGGAAGACAAATGAGTAACCCACCGAGTTTGATAAGCTCACCTTCCGTACCGTTGGGACAAATCTTAACAGCAGGTTCTTCATAATCCTTTACATCTAATAAGACGTTCATTTATTTTTATCTACTTCTTCTAATCTTAGGCCTATTGTTTGCTCTATTCTTAGATTGTGATTGCAGTCTAGTTCTACTGCCTTTCCCATAATGGGCTTCATCCATACCATCCCCATTACCGTAGTTACCTTTTTTTCTGTTTATTTTGTTAAGACGAGCACGATACTTTTTGGCTTTACCGCCAGAAGCATACTTCTTGTATTCTTTTTTATAGTTTCTTTTTTTTACTGCTCGCATAACTCCTGCAAGTTACTAATATTTTCTCTTCTTTCGTAAGTTACTATTCTATGGCAGTTTGCACATCTTAATTCACACTTATCT